ATGCCTACAGTAAAGATTATAGTTCTTAAACATCAAAAAAGAGAAGATAATACTTGGAATGTCAAGATTAGAATTACGCATGATAGGAAGTCTGCTTATATTGCAACTTCTCATTATGTTGGTATTGATCTGATTAATAAAAAGACTTTCGAGTTGAAAGAACGAAATAATCCTATTTATGATCAGTTAATGATAGACGTCCTAAAAATCAGGGAGGAGCTATCTAAGTTAGGACACACGATAGAACTGTATTCTGCAAAGGGATTGTGTGAGTTGATGAAGGAGAAACTTGCGAATAAACCTGATGGGGTGAATTTTTTTGATTTTGGCTATTCTTTTGCTGAGAAGATGCTGAAAGAAGGTAAGAGAACTGGGGAAAACTATCGTATTGCTGTGCATAAGTTTGAGGAATTTATAGGCAACAGGAATTTACAGTTTTCTGATATAACTTCATCCGTATTGATGAAGTATGATGAATATTTGAGAGGTTTGCATTCAAAACGTGGTATCGGGAACATTTCTGATTCGGGAGTCCGGTTGTATACTTCTAAAATACAGGCTATATTTAATAGGGCTAAATTGGAGTATAATGATGAAGATTTAGGAGTCATACGTATTGCTAACAATCCATTTGCAAAATATAAGATTCCGAAAAATCCAATAACTAGAAAGCGTTCGTTAACCGTTGAACAAATACGGGCAATAAAATCTTATCGTGTTCCCGATAATATGACGGGAGTAATGCTAGCTAGAGATGTGTTTATTATGTCTTTTATCATGGTTGGAATGAACTCTGTAGATATGTACTATGTGGGTGTGCCTAATAATGGACGATTAGAATATGAACGTAGAAAAACTATGAACAGACGTGATGACCGGGCTTTTATCTCAATTAAGGTTGAACCTGAGTTATTGCCGTATTTAGAGAGATATAAAGATTCATTAGGAGATCGTGCATTTAACTTTTTTGTGAGATATTCTACACATAAACAGTTTGTTCATAAGGTTAATGCTCATTTGAAAAAAGTAGGAGATGAATTAGGAATACCGGATTTGACTCTTTATGCAGCTCGCCATTCATGGGCTACTATTGCCCGAAATGATTGTGGAATATCTTTGGATGATGTCGCCATGTGTTTGAATCATAAATCGGGTCATGATGTCACCGACACCTATATAAAGAAAGATTGGAGTATTATAGATCGTAATAATAGAAAAGTCATAGATTACGTATTGGGAGAATATAAATAGCCCGCCTAAAAACGGGCTATCTGTTGGTCTTATGTATTATATTTGATGTTTGCATAGATGGTAGTTTGTTGTATATTACATATTTTTACAACAAAAAAAACTATGATATCTATTTGGGCATTCATTTTATCTATCATTGCGATTCTAGCTATTATTAATATCGCATATTATATTCATACTATGCAAGTTCGCAATCCATATTTAACGGATGAACAGGTGCGAACGATTAATCAATTGAATCGTCAAAGAACACCACTTTTTCGACGTTTGATGTTAGCATTGGTGTTCCTCTTATCACGCCTCGGTTAGGAGTGCATGTATAATATGTATTTTCAGCTCTTAGAATAGCAATAACTGGTTCATTGTTGCTGGTAGAGATTTCTCCCACAGTCTCGGTTATTGTTCTTCCATTATGATTAAAAGTTATACTGTATATTTTTGAATCAGATACAAAAAATCCCAGTGAATTAAGGTACTTCTTAATGTTACTATATATAGGCTCTGGCTCTTTAAAGTCAGGGATAAATAATTTTATATTTGAACGTTCTTGCATTTTGTTATTTATTAATATAGCCCGTTTTTTAGACGGACTATTTATTGGTATTACATATTCTTTTTAACAAGATCAACATATCCGGGGAAGTCTCCGGGATTATTATACAGTTTCTTTGGATCATTCGTCATCTGAATTATTTCCCAGTTTGGCGAAATATATATAAGGTACTCGTCCAAGATTACAGCTCCTAATTTATTCTTACCTCTAAATTTATACTTGTATAAATAGGCTACATCTTCATTGACTTTATCGCCCATTGCATTTTGAATAGAATCTATACCAATAAGTATTATACTATCTTTAGTTATTGAAGAATAATCTAATCCATAATTGGATGCCCCTTTATTGTTTTCAATGCTTTTTTGGAAGTATTCTTTTCGATAGTTTATATTATCAATATACTTTATAGTATCAATGGCTTCCGCAGAAACAAACTCATAGCTGGACCAATCATTCATTTCTGTTTTCAGTTTGGCTTCTACTACTTCTCTTACTTTTTTCTCGTTTTGATTACCTGATCCCCCACATGAACAAAGTGCAGTGATTGCACATACTAATAAAATGATCTTTTTCATAAGCTAGTTTTTAATTATCCGATTTTATTTGATTTTTCAAGATTACATTTTTGGCAAAGTAATTGTAAATTCTCAACGCTTGTATCCCCACCTTTAGAGAAAGGAATAATATGATCTAAGTGCAAATTTTCATTCGATCCACAATAAACGCATTTTCCTCCATCTCTATTCCAAACAGTATCTACAACATCTTTTGGTATTGGAGGACGTTTGTTTGCTTCTGGAAATATCTCGCCTTCATCTATAAGCTCTTGGAGAGCTAATTTTTCTATTTCTCTTTTCTTTTTCTTTTCTAGCAATTTAGCTTTTATTTTGTCTTTCTCGATCTGTTCTTTATTTCTTTCGTATTGAAGTTGTGTATTAGCTTCTCGCAACTTTTCCAATAAATTTTTGCTTTCAATCTGACTCATAGTGAGTTCTGAGCTGCATTCATTATATTTTGCCCGGAAATATTTAGCTTCCGATACAGCTTTATCTAAGAAGCCTACGTATTTCTTATTTTCTTCATTCTCTTTAAAGATAGTGTTATATTGATTTGTTAGCCTATCAAATTTGCGCTTTATTACCGAATATCTATTACAGGTATATATTTGAGCAAGTATTGCAATAAATATAAATATGATTAACCATGCTCCCATACTTATCTTCTTCTAGGTCTTTGTAATTCTATAACGTTAAAAATCTGCTTTACTTCTGCTAGATCAATCACTCGGTCAGGGTACATACTATTTAAAGAATGTATTGTGATTGTATGATTATCCATATTATGATCTATGATTCTCTTTACGAGTATTCCTTCTTCATGTACAATAACGAAATCCCATTTAGTATAATGTAGCTTTGATTCTACCCAGTATTGGGAATATATTTCTCTACATAATAATCTGTCACCTTCTAAGTAACTTTCTTCGGTTCCGTCATTCATACTATCTCCCCTTACTTCAAAAGCTACATAGTTTCCTTTGGCTTCGTGGTCTATAATAAATGGTATGGTTGGGAGAGTTTCCATGTATGCGGCATCTTGATATCCGCATAGGTATCCTGCTTGTGCGTATTGGCTCACTAATGGTACGTTTATAATATGGCTTTGGTTGAGTGGTATTGCTTCGCTTATGTTTGTTTTAGCAATATTATCGCTAGCTTCGTTGGATACAAAATACTCAGATACTTTTTCTATACCGAAAACGTTTACAATGTTGTTGTAAAGTTCCTCTGTTAGAGGTTTTTTGCCGCTTTCTATTTCTGATAAATAGGCTTGCTTAATGCCTATTTTCTCTCCGAAATCTTTTTGTCTAAGTTTTAGTGACTTCCTTAAAGATGCGATATTGATTTTATTCATAATGTTAATTATTGTTATTATGGCGATAAAATCTTGCGATAAATAGCGATATATCGCAAGAAGATAATATCTTTGCAATGTCAATCAATCAATCAACACTGCAAAGGTGCGAATATTGTGCGATAAAACCAAATTATTTACATAACTAAAAATAGGTAAGGCAATGAGAAATAGAGATTATGAACTAGTAAAGAACGGCAAATATAATATGAAAGCCATCATGCAGAGAGCTTGGGTATATGTACGCCAGTACGGTTATTCTCTTAAATCTGCCTTGCGTACTTCTTGGGTGGACGCTCGTTTGGCTATGGATGAATATGTAGAATCATTGAAGCCGAAAGCGATTGAGTCTAAACAGGGTAATGTGTTGAAAGCGTTTTTCGCAGATAAGTATGCTAACTACGATAGTTCTTGGAGATAATGAGCATTATTCTATTGATCACTTTTACTATCGTAAGACTGATGTACAAAGAACTAAAATAATATTAATATACGATTATGAAAAAGAAGAATTACAGCGTAATGGGATTAGTTCAGAAGGCTATCATAGATAGCATGAACTTTTCGAAAGAGAACGGGTCCCAGATATTTATCGAAGTATCTCCCCATGTTAATTCCGTTCAGTTTTATGCTTATCAAGATAGGTGGGAGTTTTCTAAGAAAAGGGAGTTTGACTTTCATATCTATACACGGGGTAGTTTGTCTCCTACTGTAAAAGAGGCTAAGAAGATGCTTAAACCTATTTACGATTTCATTAAACAAAACTCAGATAAGCAATAAGTTTAGTATAACAATATGGAAATCCCTAAAAGGGAAACCAGTCGGGCGGATTTATAAAAAAGCTTGCGTAGACGTAGAGAATATTCTACGCAAGTACTACTAAATTAAATAGTTCTTTGACATATTGGTTCATACGAAAAGAAATTCAACCGTAGCAGGAATGCCGTGATCGGTTGAAGGTTCGAATTAGTTACATATATCACTTGGAAGTCCGAAAAGTCTTTATCAGTAAGCATATAGCAGGTTAGGCGAGCTATAACGCTATCTAAGTGATTCAACATATAGCCCGTCGCGTCTCGATACGTGGGAGAATCCGTAGAAGGTATCGCGGGCACTAACTTTAATTGATATGATTATGATAAAAAAAGTAGTTCGGTATTTTAGAAAGCGCAATGATATGAGATTGCGCAAGTGGTGTATGAAATTAGTTGTATGTAGACCTCAAATTGGCGGCAACATTGAAGATGTCGCCAATGAGGTTTACGAATGGATCAAAGGGACTCCAAATAAATTAGGGGGAAATATTATGGAAATAAAGAAAGGACAAAAATTTCTTTGTATAAAAACAGTAATAATGGATGATGGAGATGGTGAAATAGCTTATTTAGAAGGAGATATATACATTTCTGAAAATGATAATTGTATAACCGATATTAAAGGGAACAAATATCATGAGTGGAATAACTTTGGTATTGACAGATGGAATTGTTTTTTTAAATTAATTGACTAGTAACAATAATCTTAGGGCTTATACATCTATCGAGATGTATTGAGTTGTTTTGTCGTGTTTTATTTTGTGTTTGTGTTGTAGGGTGTGCCGTTCGTGAGAATAGCGCACCTTTTTAATTGGATAAGTGGCGGAATTGGTAACGCTTAGTAGAGTAAGATTGTAAGCCAGACATTCTGTAACCATTCAGTGAGGCTCTTGAATTTACATTCCCGGTTCGAATCCGGGCTTATCCACTAATAATAATCAAATAATTAATCTTATGGCAAAAAGGATAAAGACAATAACAGGAGATTGGGTAGATTCAATTAGTAAGCTATCTATAAATGAACCAGCTAGAGTTTTAGATAGTAATTATGATCGTGTTATGAGTTCTGCTCGTTATCGACTAAGACGGAAAGGTATTGAAATAGAGACCGTCGGAGATAAATACTTTATAGGTAAAACAAGGTTTTTTAATATTAAAAGGATATCGTGATGGAACCCTTAACTCAATGTGAGTATCAAGTAGCACATGAAGTTGCAAAAGGGCATACTCCTTCTGAAATAGCTGAATTGCTCCAAAAGTCAATATGGACAATAAAGGCACAGATTAGGGATATTCATAAGAAGTTAGGCATTAACAATAACGTAGAGCTTACTTTATTCCTGTTATGTGATAGGACTAAAAGAAACTTTGATTTGAAGGAGATTAGGAAGCACGGTATTGAGTTATTTTTCTCTGTGTGGTTTGTGGTAATAGCTGTTACACCGGATTATCAAATGGACATGAGACGTTGTAGGGTACGATCTAATGCAAGGACTTCGGTACGAGCAACTAGAAGTAGAAAGGACTGTGATTCATTTTATATCATCTAGTATTAATCCAAAAATAAAGTTTATGAGAAAGTTGATATTAAACATTGTTCTGCTTAATATTTTAGCAGCTCCTTGTATACTCACTTTTAACGATATAGATCAGGAAACAAATGATTGGAATTATACAATTAATATAATAGGTATTATATACTCTATTTGGTTCTATAACTATATCCTTAAGCCAATATTTAAAACATTATTTAGAAAGGAGGAATTATGAAAAGGACTATGCCTGAAGAATTTATATTAAATCTAATAGATTATGCAAGAGGTATTGGTCGCAAAGAAGAACGAATAAATTCTTTCAAGGAACCTAAATTTATATCACAGAATAAAGCTCATATTTTATACGGGAAAGGGAATGTAACAAAATGGGTAAAACAAGGTATAGTAAAAAGGTATAAGGATGCAGATGGTAAACTTCGTTCTAGTGTGCGGTATGATGTGTTAGAACTTGAATCCGCAGCATTCAAATGTAATTATATGCAAATGTTATCTCCATTGGCAAAAGCTGAAATGAGGGAGATTATAGATCAATAATTTATAGTTTAATCCTAATCATGGAGTAAAGGACTCCGTGCGGTATCCAGTCCGCTATTTAAGTTTTGAATTATCCCGGTGTCCGTTGGTTCGGTATCCGGGAACTATTTTATTAACTACTTTAATTATAACGAATATGGACGATTTAGCTATTAGAGAACAAGAATCCTCATTTGTGATTCAAGCAGCAGACCTAAGTAAAAATGATCTTCCTTCTTTGGAAGATGCGCAAGAATTACCGATTGACCTTTGCGGAAACTATTGGACACCAGAGAAACCGGGTGAATTTAGAAAAATGTACTTTGTAGAAATCAAACCTCAAAAGGTATTGAGTGCTACCAGTCCGGATGAATTAATAGATTTGGATTGTGCTACTTTCTTAGAGAGATCAGCAGATGGTACGGTACAGACAGTAACAAATGGTTCTCGTAGATTGGTTGGTATTCTTGAACAGTATATTGAGAACGGATCACTTAAAAGTGGCATGCCTCTTAAAATAACTTACATGGGCAAGCGTAAGAACAAAACTAATAACTTCCAGTCAGATAATTGGTCTGTAAAACCTTTGCGTATTAACTTGCCTGTTGCCGGATGATAGATTTTAATTTGGACGATTGCGCAGAAGGGGAAGAACTCAACCCTTCTGCTTATAATCCGGATGATTATCCCACCAAAGAGGAGATGCTTGATTTTATCTCTTTGAATTGCAATAAGCCACCTGTTAATATTGATTTGAAGGAATTGAGCGTTAACGGAGTAGTAAAGCGTGATCCTATGGAGATGTATTTGAAAAGCGATCATATTTCCTCTTCCAATTTGAAAAATGCTCTTAAAACTCCACGATCCTTTTATTATGATTACGAAAGAACATTTGAAGAGAAAGAAAAACCTTGTTTTCAGTTAGGGACATTTGCCCACATGGCATTTTTGGAACCACGTTTATTCGAGCTTGTCAAAGTAGAACCTAAGTGTAACCAATCATCGAAAGATGGCGTGCTTGGAATGATTCGGTTCTATAATGAATTGCTCCTGAATGATAAGAATTATGTTCCAGATGTTGAAGAAGAAACACCTTCTGAAAGGTGGAATTTCTGCGATCTGAAAGACTTTCGTGATAATAAGAAACAGAAGTGCATTGATTTGGGATACTCGTTTATCAGTGATGAAATGAGTATGATAATTAAAGCTCTTGAAAGAAACTATTATTGGTATGGTGGCGGCATCATCAAGCAGCTTTTGAAAGGTGCATACTCAGAAGTATCATTTTATGGCAAGGATGAAGAAACGGGACTTAATGTAAGGGTCCGACCGGATTATTTTAATGTAGAGGAAAATATCGGTGTAAACGCTGTTATTTCCTTTAAGACCACACGTGCCGACGATCTCGGCAAGTTCTACTATGATTGTGCCAAGCTCAAGTATGAGCTTTCAGAAGGAATGTACCAAGAAGTTATGAGTAGCGTTACTGGACGAAACTTTAATGTAACAATCATGATCATGTTACAGACGGTTGAACCATACGATGTCGCTGTTCTCTTCTGGTCGCCCGATGATTTGGCAAATGGTAAGTATAAATATCGCTATGCTCTCTCAATCGTAAAAGACTGTTTCGACAAGAAATGGTTTCCCGGATATGATGCTAAAGCCGAAGAAGGAGCTAGAGGTATTATTGATATGCAGCTCCCGGAATGGAGTCAGAAATTGCTTCATCCGGTGGCTATAGAGAATTAATATAAAACAAGAATAAAAATGAGTTTGGATGAATTCTTAGAAAAATTTGGAGAAGCATTAGACCAATGCAATAGAGATGAAGATGTCAATGTCTCCATACAAGTTCCACCCGGAACAAAATGCTGGGAAAACGATTGGACTCAATTTGAAGTAAACTGTGTCAGCACTGATGGGGGAACAATTTATTTACAATGTTCATAACTTAAAATAAGAAACAATGATTGATTTAAAAGACTATGTACCAGAGGAACTTAAATTTAAGCTCCCTACCACCGTGAAATTTCCCGAAGTGATTTTCTCTGATTGTGTCTCTATGGACGATGTAAAGAAGAAACTGGCAGAGAACTTCGTCACCATTCAAGAGAAAGACGTGATCGCTAACCGGGTGATGGATGATTATGAAATATCAACTATCCGTGCGAATTATGGTGAGATTGCCGAGGAACAGATGCCGGAACTTGAAGCACAGTTCGAAGCATTGAAAGCAAAGTTCAATACCGAGAAGAAAGAATTTGAGGCAAAGATTTCAGCATTAAATACTCAGTTTAAGGATCTTGTAAACCTTGCAAAGAAAGGTGTGAAGGATTATCCTTTGAAGATGATCGATACTTTCCGCATTCCGGTTATGGGGTATTACTTATATTACTCATGGGTGAATGACGCTTTTCGTCTGGCATTAGTTCAAGAAATTCCGAAGCATGAATACAACGATCTGTTTAATTCCGGAGAAAAGAATCAAGAGGCGTTCAAAGAATTGGGATACGAACTGCCAAACGTTGATTTTAAAGATACTCGTAAGAATGTCCGCCGATTCGGAGAAGGAGAGGATATAATCGAGGTATGGGAGGAAGATGGTCAAGATGTATGGCTGGAGCAATGGATTGAAGATTTTGTAGATGAAGATACCAGTGAGGTAGTTCCTATTGAACGTCACGAATGGCATCGAGTTCCAATCGAAGAAAGTCCATGGAGAAAGGAGGACGAAAATGACGAGACTAGCACACAAGAGGGGGAGACCAACGAGATACCGGAAGAGTCTGAGGAATAATCCTTATTGGGAAGAAGTAAAACGTAAGGTCCGAATCCGTGACGGGCACAAGTGCCAAGTATGTGGAAAGACTTATAATTTGGAGATTCATCACAAAGTCTATGACGTTGCAGGATACTCTATAGTTGGACATGAATTAGAGTTCTTGTATTGTCTTGAAACGCTATGTGAAGATTGCCATGCAATGAAGCATGGTAAATAAATTATCCCGGTGTCCGTTGGTTCGGTATCCGGGAACTATTATTTAAAAGCTATTCTTATGAAACAGGTAAGCAGTAAACAAGCTCAGAGAAACAGAGAGGTTGCTAAAATAAAGCAGTCGCTTTCCCCCTTTTGTGTAATATGTGGCAAGCCAGCAGTAGATGCCGCGCATTTGGTCCCTAAGAGCATGTATCCAGAACATTATACCAATCCGCAGAACATCGTAGGATTGTGTCGGGAATGCCATAATAGGTACGATAATAACTTAGCATTCAGAAGGAGACAGAAGCGTCTTATAGAGCGTGTGAAGTCTTTTGATGAATGTGCAGCAAATAGATATTTTCATTTATGAATAGCTATCAACTGATTTCCAAGCTCCGAAAGGTACGTGATGATACTTACCTAACTACAGCAGCGCAAGCCTTATATCATGAGCTTGTAGCGATTTGTAATGATATGAAGTGGAAGGATGTTTTTAAAAAGAAGAACTCTGATTTGTGTTCTATTCTGAATATGTCAGAGAAAACCTTAATAAAATCAAGGAGTGATTTGAGCGATGCCGGATTACTTTACTTCCAATCGACAAAAGATAAGAGAATTGGCTGTTATTACTCATTTACTACTGTAATATCATCCGTCTATTTTACAGATGAAAGTACAGATGAAAGTACAGATGATTCTACAGATGATAATAACGAAGGTGGAGAAATACTACCTGTAGAATCACCTGTAGAAACACCTGTAAAATGCTTAGATGATAATTTGCCATCATCTGTAGTTTCATCTGGAAAATGTTTAGATGAAACGCAAATCTCACCTATTATAGATAATATAAACATAAAACAAGAAGAGAGTCTCGCGCATACGCACGAGAGCACCCCACCCGAAAAGCCTAAGCGATCTAGGAAAAAAGAAGGAGATGCGAAGCCTTTAGTTTATCCTTTCGATTCGATAGCATTTATGTCGGCATGGACGGAACTTGTGAAAACTCCAAAATGGAAAGGAAAGCTAAATTATGCTTTGCAGATTTCATTAAACAAGCTGGGTAAATTTGAAGAAGAGTTCGCTATCCGACAAATAGAGCGAGCTATAGAATCCAATTGGACCGGAGTCGTATTCTCTGGTACTGAACGTGATTATCAAGAATGGCTAAAACAAAAAAAGTATGGAAACAATCAGAAACCTTGTACAAGCAAGCAGGAAGCAAATGACCATGCCTTGCAGCAATTCATTGCCGAGCGTCAGCGTAGAGAGCAAGGCTTGGTTAACGAAGTGGAAAGACCCTTCTGATATTGAGCGTGTCTTTTCTCCGACAAACTGGGCTTATGTGGCTCAGAATCCAGAAAAAGCATATTTTTCAAATTGTCCCACGATTAAAAAGTATGATGAAGTTTATGGAGAAGGAAATGCGGAAATGTGGATTTATGCACAAGTGCTGGCATTATTTGGGTCTAGTTCTTGTAAAGACGAAGGGGTAGCACAAGGAATCGGAATATTTGCTCAGACATTTGCATCGTCTGTTCAGATATACAAATTATCAGAACTAATGCTGTTTTTTTCTCGATACAAGTCCGGAAGATACGATAACTCTTTTTCTCAATTTGATGCCCGAAGGATTGGAAATGCTTTTTTCAAAGAGTTTATTCCAGAGAGACAGAAAGAAATTGATCGATGTGAAAAGCGAAAGATTAATGAGGAAGCATTAGCTAGACGGGAATTGCCTGCCGGATATACAATCCCCAAAGGGTATAATCCCTATACTTGGTATTTGGAGACTAAGAGACGTGCTGCCAATGGAGACAAAGAAGCTATTGAGAATTTAAAATATCCCCAAGTTCGATTTACATAGTGGTCTATCAGATCGCTATTTTTTTTATTTAATAACCAAAACGTTTTCCTGATATCGGGAAGACGATCAATACAATAATAGAAAGGAACTAAAGTGAAGATACTTAATTTATATGCAGGCATTGGTGGTAACCGGAAACTTTGGGGTGATATTCACCAGATAACAGCGGTTGAACTTGACCCACGAATTGCGGAAATATATAAAGACTTATATCCAGGTGACACGGTAGTAATTGGGGATGCACATCAATTCCTTTTAGAACATTATATGGAGTACGATTTTGTTTGGGCTTCGCCACCATGCCCGTCTCACTCAATAACAAATTACTTCCTGAATGCTAAAGGAATCATCCGTTACCCGGACATGAATCTTTATCAAGAGATAATATTACTACAACACTTTTTTCAAGGTTGTTATGTCATTGAAAATGTGAAGAGCTATTATGACCCGTTAATTCCTCCTCAGGTAAGTGGGCGACACTATTTCTGGTCTAATTTTAAAATACCGCATCTGGAAAACCGTATAAAAATAAGTCGAATGTGCGGCGATAAAGATAAGTTGGGAATTACTCAGGGAGAAATTAGAAAAAAGGAAATGTCAAAGCTTGGATTTGACCTGGATAAGTATAGTTATCCAGCAAAAGAAAAACTTCTCCGTAACTGTGTAGACCCGTTGATAGGGCGTGCCATACTGGATAGAGCGATAGAAAGTTATAATTTAAAATCTGCCAAACAGCAAATTTTGTTTGGCGTATAACAAAAGAAATATGAATAAACCGTATAAATTGAGTAAGGATTATCAGCTTCTTAGAAGATTGCTGGATAATGGTGATGAGATAGTGTGCTTCTTTGACGGAGAAGTTTGCAAGGGAAGAGTACTTGATGATAAAAGATATTATTTTTCTGTGCGTGGACGGTGCTACAATGATTTCTCAAAAGGATGCTCACAGGCTTCTTTTTCCGAGTATATGAGTCAAGATAATGTGGAATTTATCCTACCTAATTAACTAATAACAATAATAAAAACGAATCATGTCGAGGAACATCTCGGAATGATATTCAATAAACAAAGTAACTAACCCTTTAAAATGATACAGCCAAAGCATTACAATTATCACAACCGGTCCGGACCGCCCAAGTGCGTAAGGACTACATTAATCACTTCCGGCAGGAGAAGCCTTTAGAAGGCATATTATTCACTGACTTTATCCGGGATGTGCTTGAAAAGCGCAGCAGACGCAAGTCTGAGCACTATGCAGCCGTTTACGATGCGATCATAAAACACATTGATAACTTCTCCTCAGAGTTTGATTGTGACATATTCACCAATTCGGTGACGGCTGAGTTTTTGGACGATTTCATCATCTATCTGGAAGACCAAGGACTTCGACATAATACCATTGTCGGATACGTTCTGAAAATTCAATCACTTGTGCGTAGAGCATCTCAGTACAACTATGCAGTAGATTATACCTACGATGAGATTGATTTGAGGACTGAACCAACAAACGCTGTGTTTCTCTCGATGAACGAGATCACAAGAATATACTACTACAAGTTTGTCAATCAAGATAAGCGGAAAGCAAAAGAGCGAATCAGAGACATGTTCATACTAGGATGTCTTACCGCTCTTCGCTACTCAGACTATTCGAGACTGACAAGTCAGAACCTAATAAATGGTTATATTGTGATCCGGACAAAGAAAACGAACGTTGATGTTAAGGTCCCGGCACATGATTATGTGCGGGAAATTTTCTCAAAGTATGCCGGTCAGGTTCCATGCGGTCTTTGCATTCAGTACTTCAACAAGTATCTGAAAGTAATAATGAAGGAAATCGGATTGAATGACTTAGTTACCTATTCGTTCACCAAGGGCGGCGAACTGAAAACTGTTACTCGTGAAAAGTGGGAGCTGATTAGTAGCCATACTGCAAGGAGGAGTGCAGCAACAAATATGTATTTAACAGGACGGATGAAGACGTTCGAGATAATGAAGCTCACCGGGCACCGGACCGAACAGAACTTCTTTCGATACATCCGGTTAACTGGTGATGATACAGCCCGATCTATTTCGGGAGATATGTTTTTTAGAAAGTAATAATTCAAATAAAATCATAGAAATATGGAAAAAGTAACAGTAAAAATAGAGTTAGAGCGAGAAGATATCTCTACTCTCATGTTCCTTGCTGGTGGAAAGTTATCAGAAGAACAATGGAATAAGCTCAAAGGTACAGAATACACGGTGGAAGATGATGATTTGGAAGGTCAGGCAATTCAGTTGAAGTTGGCTATTAGTGGTATCGTAGTTGGCAATCTTCTAAAAAAGGAACTTTCAGAAGGTGAAGTTTCTAGTAAATCAACTTATCGAGAGAAGTTAATAGCTATGCGTAAGGAAATGGAAGAAAGGGGGCGATCATGGTAGGAAATATTCGTATTAGACGTAGGAAAGATAAATACCATGTTATGGAAGAGCAGGGAGATGGTAGATACTTTACTATTGAAGGAGGAAAATGTAATTCAAAGGAGGATGCCATAAAGCTAAAAAAACGATTTCTGTTCGTTAGAGAGAAAGTTAGATTGTTCAATCAGAATCTTAGAATACAATTGAGAGAAAAGAAACCAAATGGATGATCACATAAATCAAAGTTTGTATGCTGATTCAATAAAAGAAGCTACAAAAGTAGAGTTCCTTGCAAGTAGTGAGGAACTTTTTTTATATGCTGTTTCCCTGTATAATTCGATGATGTGGGGCAGAAAGATTGACCGGGAAAATCTTAGAAATAAGAAGAGATCAAAAAAAATAGGGAGAACTAGCAAGGTGTAAAAGCATTGTTCTCCCCAATCATTCACGATTGTATAGCAAATATACTATTTATTTTAAAAATAATCGTGTTATGGATAGAAATTTTAATGAAAAGACGTGGGTAAATGTACGTGAAATAGGGATAATTCTTAATGTCCATGCCTTTGTAGTGTATTCGTATTTATTACAGATTGGGGTAAGGTGTGTTAAAGATAGATATGGGAACGGGTATGTCAATGGAGTAGATATAACCAAGCATTTTGAAGGTTTAAAGAAATTCGTGAAAGGATTGAGGAATGGAAGAAAAGAGCAAGCCCCCCTCAAAGAGCTGGCTTTTATTGATCCTGTGATAGGGAGTCATAATGATTGGGAGAGTAAAACGGATGGCTTGGACAAGGTGAAGAAGGATTTTTATGCCTCATATACAAATCAGGTCTACAGGATTAATCACTACCAGAATTTAAAGAAGGCTTTGTTCCGGTGGGAGCGTGCCACGAGAGTTTGGAAGTACGTGGAAGAAGAAAGAACTGCACAAGACCCTAATGAATGGATGGAGAGCATTTCGTTAAAATACAAGCTGTGTAATACGATATACGATGAAGAACGCCGTAAATCTGTACTTGACACAATTTGACATGGCTGTAAGAGTGATATCGGGTAAATTTGCTATTGATATAAAACTGATTATAGCATGGCGTACAATTTAAAGGAAATGACTGAAATGTGCTCTAAATGGGTGGCTGAAAATGGGCTAATGGAGCATGGCGGTGCGAGGTTGAAAGACTTTTGCGCTCATTTCGGCATAGACTCTCAAACATACTATCGTTGGCTTGAAAATGCGGATTTTGCGGATGCTATAAAAAAAGGGAAAAATGAGTTTAAGGAGAAGCTAGAGCAGAGGTTAGTTGAATCTCTGTCAAAAGCTGCTTGTGGATATGAATTTGAGGAAACCAAAACAGAATATGAAGGAAAGAAAGTAAAGAAGAAAATAGTAACAGTGAAGAATGTAGAGGCGAATGTTGGTGCTGCTATATTCTTGCTTACAAATATATCTCCAGATCGTTGGCGTAATAAACAAACTGGAACCGATGTGAAGACGGAAGGAGTAACATTGAAGGTCGAAGTATTGAAAGAAGAATCGGTTAGTAATATTAAGAAGCTCTCTACACTATCGCAGAAACGGAAGATGAAAGGAGAGGGGGAAACAGAAGGCTCTGGACAATGAAAACGACCTATGTTTTTGACAGGCTATTAGAAGCCACGGTAAATCCAGTGATTCGTGGAGTATCCTCACGGGGTGGTACTCGATCTTCTAAAACGTGGAGCATGTTACAGTTGCTTTATCTTATTGCTGAGCAGTCTGAAGCTCCTTTACTCATATCGTGTGTAACTGATACAATGCCGGGAGTGAAACGTGGTATGTTTCGCGATTTCAAACGTATGTTGCAAGATGAAGGTCTTTGGAATGGCAAGGCAATGAATTTAACTGAAATGACCTACACTTTTCCTAATGGATCACAGATAGAGTTTTTCGGTTGTGAGAATGCTGCGAAGGTATTTGGTCCTGCACGTGATATCCTGTTTGTAAACGAAGCACAGAGAGTCCCGAAAGAAGTATTCCGGCAAATGGCGGTGCGTACTCGTTTGATGCTGTATGTAGACTTTAATCCGGTTAAGAAGTTTTGGGCGCACGACTATTTCAAGGGTCCCGGCATGGTGGAAATAGTCAGCACCTACAAGGACAATCCATATTTGACACCGGAGCAGATCGAAGAGATTGAGAGAAACAAGGCTGATGAAAACTGGTGGCGAATCTTCGGACTAGGTGAAACAGGAGGAACCGAAGGACTGGTATATCCTGAATATGATATTGTGCCGGAGTTTCCAGCGAATTGTAAATGGTGTCTTGGTCTTGACTTCGGTTTCTCTGGTGATCCTACGGCGATTGTAAAAGTTGGCTTCGATAAAGATGATCTTTATGTTCAAGAGATCGCATACTCTACAGGTCTGTTGAATTGGGATATTGCGAATGTCTTGCGCAAAAATGGGCTACATAAAGTTACCACTATTGCGGACAATCAAGAGGCGAAGAGTATTGCTGAGATTTCTCGTTTGGGATGCCGCATATTTCCATGTATAAAGGGAAAAGGATCAATCATGGCAGGTATTTCACAAGTGAAGCAGTTTAAAATGCACATTGTACAAGGTAGTCGAGGCATACAGGACGAAGCAGATAATTACTCGTATGTATTTGACAAGATGACCGGACTCTATGATACGAACGAGGCAGTAGACGAAAATAATCACGCTATGGACGCTATACGATACGCGACTGAGTTTCTGATCGCCAAGTATCGTCCCGGCAAGAAACAAAGAAAAGATGAAGAAAAGCGAAATTAAAACCTTTCGGGGATATGTGCGATATCAGATATATCGCCTATTTACCCCATTTCGTTGGTTATGGAAGACGTTTGTTCGTCTGACAAGTAGATATCAACGCTTGATGCAATTACGGCGTATAGCGAATCTAAAGCCGGATGCTGTGGAGAGTCTTTCGCAAGATGAAACCGCACTTCTGCATTATATGTCGGAATACTTAATACCTTCTCGCTGGGTAACACGTAATGGACAGATCATTTATACGTGTCCATCAGTTGAAGATGTAACTCTCTGGCAGATGATTGAAGCACGCAGAGCTGAAACAGTATTAGAACGTATTAGCGGATGGACTGGGGGGTATGTACCAGAAACTGTTGCTGATATGGTGAAACTGACAAAGTACATTGTGGAGCAGATTGGGCAGGCTGACGAGCTGGAACGTGTACTGTTACCAGGTGCAGGTGGTTCCGGTGAATCGAATCCAATCACTGAAGCTAAAAGTGTGCTAGGAATGGTACAGATCACATCCGAACTGTTTAACTGCTCATTCGAAGATGCGAAGAAGATAAACTACTCAGATGCTATTCTAGCGATCAGCAAGAGACATGATGAAGTTGAGAAACAAAAATCTAAAACAAAATAATCATGGGAAAGAAATATAGTATTAATTCAGCAGGAAGAATCGTAGCCGAGAGAGACATATACTCTCTTGGCGGCTTTATACCTAAAGGAACCGTAGGGGCTAGTATAGCTGACGAAACACAGTTATCACAGGAAGGTGATTGCTGGGTGAACGCCGGAGACTTATCTACCAATCCGTGGATTACTGTTTCCGGTAATTCCTATATTGGAAATCTAGTGGCTGGTGGGGTCACCGCAAACAAGAATCCTATCCGCATAGACGGGGATACTTGGATACCCGGAGCAATAAGATTCTATCATCCGGGGTCGTCCCCAACAGCAGACTTGTTCATTAAGGACAGTTTCATCGGCTTCGATATGGACGTTTCCCCCGGTCCGAGAACTACGGCAACAGCATTCCCTTTCGAGCAAGGAGGGTACTTATCCACTGCACCGAGAGGAACCGCTTTTTCATCATCTGTAATTCAAACCGGAGACACAAACCTTTGTCGAAGCACGGATGCGGTTATAAGATGTGGATTGAATACATACGTGTATCTTCCAACGGGATACTCCGGTAGAATTCTATGGGCATACACCGAAGGTGGAACAGCGGTGTATTCGGGAGAATCTAAAGTGATACCTTCAGGACTGACTAAAATAGAACATCCGGTATATAAGCAATTTATGTTGCATATCAACAAGATTAACGGAACCGCAATGACCCCTGCTGATCTGTTGGGTATAGGAGCTAAGATACTAGGACACGTGTATGCATCAGCACCCATAGAAATACGTGCGGGATCAGCTTCCGGAAGTTATACTATGGCTAGATCGTCTCTGACGATTAAAACAGATGTTTATAATCCCGGTGTTAATCCTATTCGACTATTAGATGGGTGGATGTATAACACCAATTGTGTCACGGAAACGAGAACCGACATCAAGATATTCGGAAGATTTAATAATGTGAAACTTTTGGAGTTCCTGTGGTATATACCGGATTCACAGATTTCGAATGGTAAACGAGATACTTTTATCACAGCGTCTGACTGTCCTTTATTGCGATTAAAAACAGGATACGTATTTGATGATTTAGGGAAAATAGGTGATCTAGTTCTGCGTAGATGTGTCGTACCGAAAGCAGCTTTTGCTGTTGATAAAGTAGATGGAAATACCTACGAGGACATAGATTTCTCGTATACCAACGAGTTTATGGGAACGAAAGTTTCCGACAGAACTTATGTGTGTAGCCATAAGCAAGGTCTGTATACCCTGTATAGTGCTTCCGGTTCTCTCACAGGACGAGCGAGCTACCCGGATAACACTAAAGATGCCACAGGTTTCACCGAAGGATATGATATAATCCCACTAGACGGAGACCTTATCGAGCAGGGGTCTTATGTGGGCACGTTCGATGATTATTACGAAGATTCAAAGAATTCGGCAGAGAACCGTGTAAGAATCGGAAGACCATTGACTACGTATGGTGCGAAATTTCCGTCCCTTCCTTCGGGCTTCAAGGTCACATTCATTGTCTATCTCCGAGATGACTTTAAGATTCAAGCATCTAAAGTTGATCCTACTACCATAGACCTAGCTAATCCGTACTTCGTTATGGTTTTCGGTAAAACCGATAATTCTTCGATATCTCCATCAGAGTTTAGTGCTCTTAATGCATCGCTTACTATGTCAGACTACACGAAAGTTCCGGAGATCACAGGGTCTGCTTACGTAGGCACAGGATGCATAGTTCGTGGAGATGTTCAGCTACACGGTGATCCTTATGTTAACCGTGTGTTTGATGTTAACATGTGGGAACGTGGAACAACACAAGATGGGGACTTACCGAACTACCCTACATGGGAAGACCGTAAAATTCCTACAGGGGTAGGAAACAGATTTAGATTTGTAGACGCATTCGAAGTTGAACCGGGTGGAACTTTCTCATGCGCAGAGGGGTATTTGATTCATTTGTACCGATTTGACGGAAGCGGTAAATGGATAGGACAGGCGGGATGGGCAACATCGCAGTATATCCCGGAAGGTGAAACAAGGTTTGCTGGTCTGATTATCAAGAAAGCTACGAATATATCCGATGCGGGGGGACTCATAACCGAGGAAGACCTTGCGCTAGCAAACGTTAAGTATCTCCGTGCATTCAAGAAGCGTAGATACATAACCAATGAGCTAGACCGGAAAAGCCCGGAAGATATCTTGTTAGATACGGATATGTGGGAACAAGGCTACTTAGATAGAATAGCCGGGAAAACCTACGAGGAACTTAAGTCTGTATCCAGCTTATTTATCCGATTGAGAAGACTCATAAACACAGGAAAGGGCGCAGTATCCTCTCGTGGCGCAGGATTTGATAATAAGGACGTATCTTTTGATGGCTTTACGAAATGTGTAACTGCTGATGATACTATCGTAGACGGTACGCCTCTTTACGGAGCTACTGTATATAAAGTTCCTTTGGCTGCTATATCAGTAGCGGATGTAGTGAATTCTAGGTTTGTCGTAGAGTTCGTACCATCTCCTAGAATCATAGCTCTATATGATTCACCGACTATCGAGATCAACGGAACGAAGGTTCGGATGTACGACAATTCCGTTCTATCCAAGACACTAAGGGTAGAAGGGAAATTGATTCTGAAAGATGACGCAGTAGCCCGGTACGATTACGGTATTGGCGAGTGCTTATGTGCTAACGGTCATAGTGACGCAATTATAAAGCTGCCATGATATTCAGTGATATACTAAACTTTATGGATGGGGAAGCCGTGAAACTCGGCTTGCCTATCTATTTCGGAGATACGTCTACTATTAACGAGCTAGTGAATGACATCTCAGGTATGTTCTTAACGTTTGATGTCCCGGACGGTGGTATGTCTAAGTTGCCTCCTGCCACCCGGAAGTATAACGTAGTATTACAGTGCTTAGATAAATCGTACTATCTTACGGATAACGCTGCCGAACTTGATACATTAATGCGTACCGATTTGGCTTTAAACAAACTAATGTCCGCTTTTGTGTGTCACTTCGATGTGGATGGATTGAGTTTCAGGAAGGTACAGAATATCTATGACTCAATGAAGTCCGGTTGGAGTGTAACATTTTCTATAACAGATGATTTATTGAACTATGGATAAGGAGATATTGCAGGTTGTAGAACAGATAAAAAAGGAAATATTCGAATCTTATGTTTCGAAAGGTTTGGTAGCGTCTGGTGAATTTGGGCGTGATCTAAAAGTAAACGATCTCGGTGATAGGGTAACTATTACTGCACCGCATTATGTCGTACAGATGGAGCAGGGTAGGAAAGCGGGGAGTTTTCCGCCTGTCTCCGCCATTAAAAAGTGGATTCAAGACAAGAACCGGACGGTTGGTGCAAACATCCCGGAGGAAGCAGCTTTCGCCATCGCTTATGTGATGAAGCGGGACGGCATCAAAGTTCCTAACAAATTCAACGGTGGCGGGGTAGTCTCCGACATCATTAATCCTGAACGGGTGAAACGGCTGACGCTGGATATAAACAAGATCATAAAGGCGAAAATTCTAACAATATTAACGCAATGAAATTAAGAATACCAAGATTTGGAGTGAACGTAGATATACCGGACAGCAAAGTATATACCTACCCCAGTTGTGCTACCATATGGGACAACGTGCCGTTAAAGCTAATTATAACGGACCTACCTACGGACATTATTGTGCGGATGGAACTACAGTGCCGTTCTACCCTAGACAGCTTTTATTACACAACGTTAGAACCAGTTGAGGGAATGGAGATAGACGCAGCTTCTTATTTCTTCCCGCTTCTTCCCGTATATAGTGATCGAGTTCAGTTCTACCAAGTAGAACTGACATTGATACATAAAGCCAATCTAACGGCTAATAGTGTTACTCAGATAGTTCGTATTCCCGTGATGAACTTGGCGAGTATAAACAATGTTAGCCGAGTGTCTAGGGCTGACACAGATTTCCGGGACAACTACGGACCGCGGGCACCATTAGCGCACACACTGGATGATAATTTCTTTATAGACAGCCGTTATCATGATAGGGACTATGATGTAGACGTTATCTATCAAGACGGAACGGCTGACAAATTTAATTACATGCAGGGTGACGGAATATCGGATGCATGCCAATACAAGAAGATCACGATAAAGAATCCGGATGGGTCCGTAGCTGCTGTTAAGGTTTATCCGGAAGAGGTACACGCATGCGGAGCTATTACACTGAAATGGCTAAACTCGTGTGGGTCATACGATGCGATTTCCTGCTATAATTGGAGCGCACAATCTACGATAGCGCAAGGTTTATCCGGTGGGAACGTTACGAAGCGGGAACTTACCTGTGTATTCGAAGTGACTGAGGCTAACAAGTTCGCACTAGATGTTCTTTCCCTGTCTCCGGATGTAACTGTTAGAGGGCTAGACGAGGTAGATATGGATACGAAACTTAGATGTTCATCTACTACAGGCGTGAAATATACGGCAACGGGACTAGTTAAAACGGTAACTCTAAAATTCCAGTACTAACATGGATATAAAGATTCAGATAAATGGAGTGTTCTTGGAGGGCTTGACAAAAACGGATGTCAAGCTGTCTATTAATGCATCGTCTCCATACAGTTTCGGAGAATCCACCCGTACCTATTCGGCTAACATTAAAGCTCCTAGGAATCGGGTGAATGATGGGATATTCTATCAAATGAGAAGTTTCGGTTTTACCCACCGTACTGCGAAATACGAGGCTAGAGTTTATATCGGCGGGATACCGATAAACAAGCGGTTCAAAGCTAAGGTATCATGCAGCGAAGACTCCTACGACATAGCTCTGTCCCAGTCGGACCTAAAGATGTCACAGTTACCGAAAGAAGTAATAGAAAGATATCTTTATACATCCGGTGTAGGGAACACTTTTTTCTACCCTGCAAGCGAACTGATAAAGCGTTCTGTTGGCTCCTTTGGTGTTTCTGTATCGTTCCCGCCGATAGAATACGGCGGCTACGAACCGGGATTGATCATCGAGAATCTAGGGCAAAAGCCTTTATCCGAGGTACTGGTGGGGAAGTCGGTTACTGTGTTTTGGCGGTATGCATCCGAAACGGACGAAGGAACGGAGTATTTTAGAGGTAACTTCCTAGATATTTTAGAATACGATACCCGTACCGCTCTAATGGCTCCGGACGGATCAACAGCCAATACAACGGCGGTGATAACGATGGATAATAACGCCTATATTACTTTGGATATGTCAAGAGTGGGGACCATATTAAACTTTGTGGTGTTGAAATCGGTTTACAATAATCAGACCGTAGCGATATTCCAAAAAGATGATAACCAAAACGATATCACGCAGGTACGATATAAGTTTGCTTCTACTACTATGAACATCCCTACATACATATTTAATGGCTTATACATAAGTAGAGACATAAATGTGTATGAGAAATTAGATGCCACCCCGCCGAAAACAATGTCCCCAGACGAAGCCGTTAATCTTTCCGGGAAGATAACCGAGTTAAGGAATACCGCTGGGGTGACACAGGTAGCGGGGAATTGTGGAGTATCGAACGCTGTAGATTTCTTAACGGATATTTGCAAAGTGTTCCAGTGGGGGTGGGAGTTTCAGACCATCGTAGACGATAGCGGACTCACAAGTGTTATTATTAGTATATATAATCTAATCGCGAACGATGCAAAAAACTTTGATCGAAACGGACCGATCACGTTCAATGACATGCGGCAAGACTGGACCGATTTCTACGTATCGATAGACAAGATAGAGGACTCAGAAGGTTTTCCGAACATCGGTATATTCAAAATCGGTGATTTTACAAAGAGTTTACAATTATCCAGTGCATCGTTCACGGCTAAAGGGACCGTAGTAGAATCGGGCGTGCCGAATCCACAAGACGGTACGTACCCGCGCTTTTCGATACGAAAGGTTCAAGACAATAAGCCCGTAACTTGGGTCGAATATTTCAAGTCTATCGAGTACACGCAACGATTAACCAAGTATTACGGTATGTTTTCGGACGCTATAGATGTCACTATTAAGGCTAAAATACCCTACTATTTCATAGAGAACAAGTATAAACATAACGGAGTAGTGTATTTTAAGCAGCTAGGATCATTTTTCTACGTTCGTTCTATCACGGAGTATAACCTAGCAACGCAGGAATGTAAGGTAAAACTAACTAAAATTAATCTTAATCGTTAAATAAATGGCAGATAATGTTACATTACTAGACCTTTCGTTCAAGACGGACGAGGCAGTAGAAGGTTTGGACGCTCTGATCAAGAAGTCTTTAGACCTTGCAGAAGAAAAGAAACAGCTAACCAAGCAGATAAACGCCGAGAAGACGGCACTTGCCGGGCTTCGTCAGAACTATAAAGACAATCTTATAGATCAAACGGCGTTCGAAAAGGCAACGGAGAAGTCAGAAACAGCGATCATATCGTTAACCAAACAACTAAACAATAATAAGAATGAGACTTCCGAGAATACAGCCGCTATTAAAGCACACACTACCATTGTCAACTCGGAAGCGGAAAGCGTGGAAACCCTGCGAGCGAAGTTATCCCTTAACACGAAGGCACTAAACAAAATGTCCGTTGAACAGCGGACAAACTCGGAGGCTGGGAAACAGATGGTAGCCCAAACCAAGGAAATCTCCGACAAACTGAAAGACCTTGAGAAAGGGGTGGGAGATACCCGTAGAAACGTGGGTAACTATGCAGAGGATATCGAGAAGGCAACCGGAAGCCTCGGCGGTATGACTGGCGCAACCGGGCAAATGGTCAAAGGTATGTCCGGCGGTATTGCTTCTATAAAGGCATTCAACGCTGCATTGATGGCGAACCCCTTTGTTGCCATTGCATCGGCTATTCTTGCGGTGATCTCAGCTATCGGAAAGTTGATGGACCGCAACAACGAACTGGCTGTTTCCGTTAAGACTATATTAGCACCTATCGAGTTGATCATAACTAAGGTATTGGACGCCGTAGCCGCTCTGTTTGTGGAGATAGTCAAGGTTTTTGAGTGGCTGGCAGAGGCTTATATTAAGGTTTACAACTGGTTAGGTCTGATATCGGACGAAACCGTTAAATCTATCGAAACTGCTAGAGGGATGGCACAAGTAGAACGGGACATATATAACGCTGAAACCGATCTTATTGTAGTTTTAGCCCGGCAACGTAGGGAAATGGAGGAACAAAAGGCTATTCTTGCCGATCAAACTAAGAGTTCTAAGGAAAGGCAAGATGCAGCTAATGAAGCCCTACGGATATCTAGAGAGATGGAAGCCTCCGAATTAAAGATACTAGAGGCTAAATATCAGCAGATAAAGACGCAAAACGAATTGTCTTACACTTCTGATGAAGACAGGAGGAAAGAACAAGAGGCTTTAGCAGCATTGGAGGAAAAGAGAGCACAGTATTTATCACAACGGAAGGAACTAACTAGTCAGGTATCCGGGCTGGAAAAAGCTGATATGGCAGGCGCCGCCGGAGCCGCCAAAAAACGGGCCGAGGAGGATGCT